CTAACATTACATAGCAGGTTGATACGAAACTGTATCAGATTTGTTTGGATATGCTGCAACCTCTGGGTCTGGATCTAACCACTTGACATACTCAGGATCTTCTATACAACAATCAAGTTGTGCTTGACTGTCAAGATAATACATGTCGTAGTATCTCTCCTGTATGTCATGAAACTTCTGTATTCTGAAGTCAGGTGCACCATTGTTTTCTAGCAAACCTTTCTGTACAAAGCGATATGGATAACGCTCTAGAATGATTTCTGTTTTGGTCATTGTAGTGGTGTATATGAATCTATAATTATTCTACCATTGATGATACCACTTTCGTATATCGCCATGGACAGTAATATAAGTGTCACAATCAATGTAAATGCTGATTTATACATTTTTGATTTCAATTAATTTTTCTGTCTCTATCTGATCGCTCTCATCTGGGTTAGTATGATGTGTTACTTCTCTCAATGTCTTGAGATATTCTAAGACGTGCTCTCTGATTTCCATCAACTCATCATAGCACCCTTGGTTGTGTGCACATCCCCTGAGTTTGTGGTCAGGTTTAATGACTGACTCTTGAAATAGTGTCAGTGCTCTATCATACTTGATAGCAGGTGTTTCTTTACCGATCATTGGACTATTGAAATGAAAACCATCCTGTTATTATCATCTTCTCCTTCGTCTCGGATACTCTTCCTCTATGAAAGTGTGTCCAATCTGATGGCCAGATGACTGTGTATCCTTTTTGTGCAGGCACATACTTATCTTGATGAAACCACTCGGTGCCACCATCAGGGACATCGTTTAGGTATGTCATAAAGACAAGGTGTCTATACACATTACTTGGTAGGCAGTTTGATCTCTCTGTATGCCAGAGTTTAAAACCACCACCCTTAGGATACCATTGTATAGAAAGTGGCTCGACGATACGGAAATCAGATAACTCACAGAAAGGAAACCTATCCATGTATAACTCTAGTATCCTCTGCAATTCAACGAGATACTTTTCACAATGCATGACTGCTGCTTGGAATGGTACATGCAGGTCACGAGAATCTTTAAATTCTTTATTGGTATGTGACTCCCCACTTAATTGCACTTGACCTTCAATGAAAGGTAGAAACTGTTGGTGCCTGTAGAAGTTTACAACCTCTGTGACTGACTCATCAGATACAAAGTCGCCCCAGATAAAATCATTATGCTTTTCACATATCTTATCTTTATAGGTTGTGATCTCAGGTTTTAGCATCTACTCTATATGAAAATATTGCTCGAGGGGATTTGGGTGATGCTTCATGATACATCCCCTTAGGTATGTATAGTGCATCGCCAGGATTGACGGTGACTATATCTGCTAAGCATGTTTCACATGCATTGGTATCAAATCTATAGGATGTCCTTCCTTTGACTCCTACGATTAATACATCTTCTTCATCTTTATGCCTGCCGAATGTGTCAGCAGGTGCAAAGTAAGAAACATAAACGTCCATGTTTTGACACTCATGTCCTGACCATGCTTCAAACTCACGTCTAGCAATAGTAAAAAGAGGAGGACAGGGATATCCTCTCCTCCACTTAGACATATAAGAGGGCGGACCTCCATCACTTATTACATGACAATGACCAGTAGGGTCGTTTAGAGTTGCATTTACATACATTAACACACTCTCCCATGGCACGTCAACATGCTTGGGGAATATGTCACTATAAAAAATGTATCTCTGATCATCCATAAGTTAAATCATAATTTAGATTGTCGATTAGAATTTCATAATCCTCCTCAACATCAATACCCCAGAATTGGACACGACGTTTATCGGCATAAAACCTACAGAGTGCTTGAAATAAAGTTGGGTATTCTTTATCCAATTCAACCTCGCCGTTGATCGCTGACCTTAGAATGGACATACGATTTGAAAAACGATCCTTTACTGACATTAGTAAACTCCTTTTCTGTTGGGACTTGGCTTTCGCCAATGATTCAGACAGGAATCGAACCTATTAAATGCACCATACACTGAATCAAATAATTGCTTTAGTCTTGTCTACATGTCCTTTAACGTTAAAGGAGATGATCGTCCTCTTGACAGGGGATCTATTTGGAATTGATTCATGGTGCAATGCTGCAGGAAAGAACACAATCGACCCTTCCCTAACTCTTGGGACGTACGACATTAAGTTGCCATCCTTGAAGTCATGGAAGGGTGAGTAAAAAGTTGTTGGCATGTGTATGTTTTCATTGAAATCATAATAAAGAATGCATGACCAACCATACATGCCATGGTTGTGCACTCGGTGTTTGTGAGAATCTAGTTGAGACTCAAACCACATTGATGAGATCTCCATCTGATGATTGCGACCAAGGCAACCACTTTTTTTGAATTTATTTATAGGGATTGCTGCTGCCTTAAAAACTTGGTCAGCATATGGTGGCAATACACCTGCATGATCCCATTCAAAAAAGTCAGTATAAACTTCCACACCCTGATCCAGATGTTTATCTGCTAGGTCTGGTAGTTGGATGGATTTTTTCTTCTCTTCCCAGTCTTCAATCTCGTAAGTGCAGATTGGGACACGGAATGGAAATTCCATCATGTCGTTTCAATCTGTCTAATTTGTGACGCTACAATCTCTGCTTCCTCTGTCTTACCTTCTTCAATCAGGTAATGTAACTTATCAATTAAAAACTCTACTGAGTCTACGAATTCGATAGGAGCCATGATTGCAAAGTATAACTCTCGTAAGTATATATGATCTCGATTCATCTGTCAAGGTTGAAAATTTTTAATAAACCATTCGGCATCCAACACCACTAGTGCCTTCTTCCTGTTTTTCTTCATAAAAAGAGCAGGTGTATGGTTACCTGCGTTGGCACACGCTTGATCGTATGCATCATAGACGTTAAGTTTCTCAACATTTTTACACTCTATTGAGAAAGGAAATTTCTTTCTAGCATCTCTTGCCATGATAAGATCTTCGCCACCTGCACCCATACTTCTAGACTCTATGTCCTCAGGGTGTACGTCACGATGCTCTATGAGCATGTCTCTTACCCACTTCTGAAAGTTTCTACCTTTCGCTTTTGCACTCTGCGGTTTCAATCAATTACCTTCATACTCATCTTTATATGTATAAGATGGTGTGAAGGGTGCTCTGGTAGGAGTAGTGTATGCACTAACGTCTTCTTTGAGTGCATCTTCCAACTCAGATGCTAACTCTTTTAACTGGTGTGCAAGACGTTTTACTTTTTGGTGATTCATATTAGTTTAGATTGTAATGATTCCCAGTCTTTATCAAACTGCTCTAACCCTTTGTCGGTTAAAACATGTTTATACATCTTATCAAATATGCTTGGAGGTATCGTGCAGATGTCTGCACCAACTTCAAAACATTTACCAACATCTTTTACGTTACGAATAGATGCTGCTAGTATCTGTGTCTCAACTTTATGTTGTTTAAAGACCTTAGATATATCTGATATTAATTGTATACCATCAAAACCATTGTCGTCAACCCTCCCTACAAATGGAGAGACGTAAGTTGCTCCTGCCTTTGCTGCAAGGATTGCTTGAGTGACAGAGAAACAAAGAGTTACGTTTGTAGAGATACCGTCTTCTGATAATTCTTTACATGCCCTCAGTCCTTCTGGATTGAGAGGTAATTTAATAGTTACACTTGGATGAATATCAATATAATCATCTGCCATGTCTAGCATCTCTTCTGCTGTTGCTCCAACTACCTCTGCAGATACTGAGGCAGTCCATCCAAACATATCACATATCTCTTTAATAACTGTAACAGGATCTTGTCCCTGTTTTAACATTAGAGAGGGGTTAGTTGTTACACCATCTATCAACCCTGTCCCTACGGCATCTAAAACTACCTCAGTGTTACTACTGTCTAGAAATAGTTTCATGACTCTCCTTCGCATAGTTACTCTTATTTATTTTTATAGAAAAAGAAGAGGGAGGTTGGGTTTCTGTATACCAACAAAGAACGGGCATTACTACAGAAGTAAATACGTCCTTGCCTGAGTCCTACTTGGTTGAGTAGTTCTGCCCCTGCGGACAGCGAGCACCACCTCTGACTCATCACCTTAACTAGCGGTTGCCAGTAAGTTTATTCAGTCACTCCCATGTTGCGTCCAACAAATATAAGTTAACATAAAAAAAGGAAGGTGTCAAGCCTTCCTCTAAAATTTAATAATGTTTTTACAATTTACTTTTTCTTCTCACCCTTACGAGGGTTTTTTAGAAACCAAGAGGGTGTGCCGAACACGTTTAGATTAACCCATTTTGCATAATGAATGCCACGATAACACAGGAGAGCAAACACTCTCTCTGGATCATGTATATCTGGATCATATTCGGGTAAACCGTAGTCCCATTCTATTTTAACTTTGAGTCTCATCGCATTGCTCCTGCCTAAAAGACTGAAGGAAGCGAATCTCGTAGTATACGAAAGAAAGGAACACCACGCACCCGAGGTTGATTAAACCGACAGTTTGTAGTGCTTCCATCATCCTACACAACTGTTAGTTTTTTCTGGACTTTGAGACCACGATAAATTAACTCATGGTTTCTTGCCTGTGCGGCTTCTGCTAGTACCTTTGCTTTGTACTGCTCAGCGTCATACTTGAC